CCGACTACAACTACCACTACTCCGAAGAAGACTCGCAAGAAGAAGGTTGCTGAGGAAGTGGTTACCGAACCGGCAGAAGCGCCAACAGAAGTGTAAACAATCTGTTACTTTCTTCGTAAATAAAAGTCGACTTGTAGCCCAAGTCGACCTTTTGTCGTTCCGATAAGCTATATTACATAGATGGGAGCTTTATTATGGACTTACGTGAACGTAACTTAATGCAGATCGAAGAGATTGAAAAACATAAGTGGATCGAGTCCGAAAAGGCTGGCCACGACTTGGGCGAAGCCGCCCGTATTGACTGGATTGTCAAGTATGCCGCCAAATGGAGCGAGGAGCATCCGATAACTGATAAACTGCCTACAGAACAAAATTCGAAGGCAGATGATGGCATTTCAACAAGTATTTCTTGAATCACTAGCCGACTTGTGTGGATCTAAGGCTGGCTTGGTTGCCGCAGCATTTATTCCCCGTCTGGAAGCTGCAGACGGTATTGGTACGAAGTACGAAACTTTGAAAGAACTTGCCGTGTGGCTCTTGGTTGAAAGTAATGTTCTCAACCAGTTGCACTGGAATACTGATAAGAATATCAAGCACGAATTGCTGAACGAAGCTTATGAGCTTTGCCGTGATACTGGCGACAAGCTTGCTGAAACGTATATCGCATTGACTGGTAAGCCGTGCGACAAGGAATTTCCTAAAGTCGAGACCGGCGCTGGTCTGAAGGATACTGACGTGGTTGCCTTGTTGAAGAAGATTGACAGCCACATGAATCAAGCATGCGCAAAGAACGAAAACTTCTCTGAAGGCGTTAAGAATATCTTCGCTGACTTTGACGAAACGATGACAACGATCATCTATAAGTACAGTCAGTTTACTGCCTAAAGGACTGCTATGGAACTGATTACTACAGATGGGTTATCCTGTGACGGAAATTGAGATGGTCGTAGAAGAACGTGGCGGCCTTGGCCATATCCATCTGGCCATCAAGGATACGCTTGACTGGTTCTACCGCATCAACATGGACGAGGCGTCCTACAAGGATATCATGAAGATTCCTCTTCGTGCTGGCATTATCCAGTACCGTGTTCCGGATAACATCATGGAAGTGATCGACGTACAGCCGTCTTATGGCAACACGTTCTCCCCGATGATGGCATGGGACGTAGGCCCCGGTGAATCGCTCATGGGTGTTGGCGGCGCTGGTCTGGGTGGTCTCGGTCAGTTTGACTTGGTCACTTATGCGGGTGCTATTCGCTACTTAAATGACGTGAAGAAGCTTGTCGGTACTCAGTACAGTATCAAGCTGCATCCAGTAGACCATATACTCAGAGTCTATCCTACTCCGAAGTCTGACCGTATTGCCATCGCTACCGTGTACGTGAAGGCTAAGAAGTACGAAGTTTTTGCAAACCCGCTATTTCGTGACATGGTAGTTGCTCGTGCAGAAATGCAGCTTGGTAAAATCCTCAAGAAGGACGATATTACGCTTCCGGGTGGCGCTAAGGTTAACGGACAGGCGGTTTACTCCGATGCCAAGGAAGATTGGAAGGCGTTAATGGATGAACTGAAGGCTCAGTCAGCCCAGCCATTCATGATGACCGACTTGACGGCTTGACAGATTTCACTGGTCTTTACTATATTGTTCCCGTCTATCAAGGCGGGAATTTTTATGTTAGCAAAATTCAGTAAATTTTTGATGAAGGCTCAGTATGCCGTATATGTTGGTATTGTGGCTGTCATCATCCGCAATATTGTCAAGAAAGTTCGCACGGACATGGATCAGGTAAAATAATGCTAGACAAGATCGTTAATAATTTTGGCTTGATGTCCGACAACGAAATGCGTCGCCTCGCAACAATTGGATTTTTTGGTGACAATGCTTCCAAGAATAAGAAGAATTCTGATGATAAGGATTCGCTCGATACATTCAAGGAATTGACTCGCACCATTGACGAAATCATTGCCTCGTTGCCGAATATCACAATTCCGTCGACTATTGTCGGAAAGACTCGTTATGAAGGTTTCAAGGAAGTAGTCAACCTTTACAAGAAGCAGAATCTGTCTAAGTTCTTGCTTTTGTCTTGTACTATGGCAAACCTTATTGCTCGCCATAGCGGCGCAAAGGAAGTATCCCAGGTTGCTGGATTCTTGCAGAACTGCCTCGCCCTTTATTCTATCGGCGACAACCTTTGCTCTCATATCTCGTTCAACTGGGATTACGTTGATACGATGTACATCATCGTAAACAACGAGCTTGAAGGTGGCTTGAATATTTCTATGCAGAAGTATCGTGAAATCAACACGAAGTGCGCCAAGCAGAACTATGACTCGCTTAACTTGACGAACTCAAGTGCATTCGTGTTGGTCAACATGGCTGCCGAGCACAAGGAAACCAAATGGTTCTCTTCTGAAGACCAGAAGGAACACACGATCAAGATGCTCCGAACCAATGTCAAGGGAGTTGTCCGCCACTGGACACGTGCTGACGACGGTACGGAAAATTATGACCTTAACTACGAGTTCCTTGATAGCACGATCGTTAAGGGCAAGCCGAGCAACGCTATCTTTGAAGTACAGTTCGACGATGTGATGCTTTATATCGTCCAGTCAGTGTCTGGCACGTCCGAAGACGAAAATTCGGCAACTACAGTGTATACGCCGTCTCACGAAATGCGCTACTTCTGGATTCCGAACGAATTGCACACAATGACTCGGAAGGAAATGAACACGCTGAATACGAATATCAGCGGTTTCATGGATATGCTGTTTGTGAACAACATTGATACTGAAAAGTTCATGTTTACGTTCAGCGAAAACGGCGAATTGACTGAACTTGTCCGTCCGAAGGCTATTCCAGAAAACTTTGTCTCTGACAAGATTCCGGAAATCATTAATGCCGTCAAGACGCTGCATGGTAAGAAGCTGTCTCGCTGCTATGCGCTTGTCGGTAACGCTGGTACTGGAAAGACTATCGGCGCACAACAGATTTCTAATGCGTTCCCGGACGTTTGTACGTTCAAGATTACGAAGAATGTTATCGAAAATGAAGAAGTGCTCAATAGCATGATGTCGTATGTCCGAGCTATCAAGCGCTGCATCATTATTCTCGACGATATGGATCGCAGTAATCTTACGGACAAGAACGACTCGGTGTGTGCATATCTGAAATTCTTTGACTACCTTAACCAGTCCGCAAAGAATGACCAGGTATCCTATGTGTTCATCGCTACCATTAACGATCCGTCCAAGATCAATAAGGTGATTATGTGCCGTAGTGGTCGAATTGACCAGATGCTTGAAATTGGTTTCCCAGATGTTGAAGCACTCCGTTACTTGTTCTCATATAACGACAAGGCGATCAACCCAGATAACTTGACCGATTTCAACGATCCGTCGTTCGATGCCGAGTTCAAGTATGCTGTGGAATCCAAGATTACTGCTGCTGATATCTACAACATCTTCTCGGATATGGCTGTATACGGAGATACTGGCGCTAAGTTTACGCCAGAAAACGTCCATGAAGCTATCGACCACATCAAGGGCCGTAACGACATGGCGAACAACAATTATCTTGATTAAATAACGTTACAAAAGGCGGCGGGTAGTTCACCACTGGCCCAGCAAGTTACCGCAAGCGTAATTTGATGGGTCATTTGTAATGTCTTTGACGCACTTGTCGACTTCAGGAGGACGGAATAACACGTCCTTCTTTAGTTCGTCTATAGTGTTGGACACATCTAGTGAATAGCCAGATTCTGGCTTTGCCGCGTTCGGATCGTCTGGATTCGTTGAACTGCCAAGAGTATTTCGACCGAGTAGCTGGTCGATGAAATGTTCTTGGTTCGGATCGTTGATGACGTCCTCGCTGACTTTCTTTCCGTCGTCGATAGCGACCTCCAGGAATAATTTCCAGAAATACTTTCTCCAGCGATACTCGTATTCTGGAACTTCGTCTGTAATGGACGTAATAGCATACAGCTTGTTGTCATATTCGACTTTCAACAAGTCACCAGCTTTGGGGAAGATCTGTGCTGCCGTGTATCCATAATAATTGAACTTTTCGTAGCCACGCTGCCACCATATAGGATTGTGCGCCTTTGGGTCGGTACTGCAAAGCGGTTTAACACCATGCTCTCGTAGTGAACGGTAGTTCCATTCGAGGAACAATCCCATGTGGAGAAGCACTTCTGTCTTTGCCGTATACTGGATGCCAAATCTTGCATATAGCTCGTTCTGCGGCGTAAAGGTAATTGTAGCACGGATATCGAACATGCGATCGATACTGCGGCTGTTGTCCTCGTGGAATAGCGGGTCTGCCTTGGTATCGTAGGTAGTAGTGTAATACTTGAACTGGGTGCCTTGACGCTTGATCTGTGCGGCTGCCATGATGTTGTATCGTTCATGGTCTCTGAATGCATTTTCGTTGCGGTAATAATGACCCATGCCGAGTCTGGTATCGTGCTGGAAATCCGGGTTGTTGATTTGAGCCTTTTCAGAACGCTCAACAAAACCTCCGAGACGGTCGTCCCAAAGTGGCTTGGATACTGACGCCAGAACACTGAAATTCGGTACGACCATGTTAGCCGCACGAACGTTACCAGATAAATGTAGAATCAAGCTTGGCATTCGATACCTCGTTCATCAGTTTATCAGTGGGCGTCGCTCTCAGAACTGATAAACTGCAAACGACTAATTGGAATCGGTATTTCATGTCTAATGCACTAGATCAACGCAAATATGCTAAAATATCGTTTGAGGCTGTCCGTGAGCACCTTACGACGATTATGAAGGCGAAGGGCGGCAACCTTGCCGATGCCTCTGAAAGCTCTTACGGTCGCTTGATGAACGACTTGTTCTCTGGAACGGCTGACTTGATGGGCTATTATGCTGAATCGTCCTTCATGAACGCATTCATGGAACCGTCGTCTACATCGACTCCGTCTATATATGCAAATGCTCGTATGTTGGGTTACAGCGTCCGCCGTCCGGTACCAGCAAAGGCTGGAATAGGTATCGCTGCGACAAAGACTGGTAAGTACAGCAGCATCCGAGTTCGTATCCCTAAGGGAACCGAGTTTACCATTGGCGGACTTACGTTGACCGCAATGGACGACATGGAATTCTACTACAACAGAAATACCGATACTGCAAATACTGGCTTAATGTCGTTGGTATCTGGAAAGGCTGTAGTTGCGGAAGGCCAGTTCAAGACGGAAACAATTGTATCTACTGGACGTCAGAAC